ATCCAAGGGCTTGCCTTCAAGGATTCGATCGCGAATGTTTTGCGCGCGGCCAATCAAGCCCTGCGCCTTGACCACACGATCAAATTCGCCCTCGCGGACCACCGAGCCCGGGTCAAGAAACTTGTTCAGCAAGATGACCAGCGCCTGCTGTGAAATCGCCGGGATTGCTTTTGGATTGCCCCCGTAGGCGTTGATGATTTCGGTGATCTTGCCGGTTTCATTCAGCTGCTCACGCAACTCCTTGGTCGCCGTGTCAAAGTCCTTGCGCAGCGTGTCTTCCGCACGCCAGGTCTTGCTGTGGTCTTCAGTCTTGTTGGCCGCGATCTCACGGCGAAGATCGACACCTTGTTGCTGAATGTTCAAACCCTGCTGCTGCAGCCCCAGCCCCATTACGCGCAGCTGCTGCATTGTCTCGTCGTGCTTGCGCTGCGCCTCGATGCGCTCGCGGGCCGTCTCAGCCGTGGTTGCCATTTGCTCGTAGTATTTGGCTTGGTTAAGCAGCAGCGCCACTTCCTTGTCCTGCGCAGCCTCAGGGTCCTTAATGAACTGCCCGGCGCCGGTGATCATCCCGCCGCCCATCTTGATCGGCTCCTTGGACCCTGCGGCCGTCTTCATGAGCTGCTGCTGCAAGGGCTGGAACTGTTCGCCGGCGTACTGCGCAGCCAGGGCGTTGAGCATGGCCTGCTCGCCTTCCTGGCCGCGCTGCTTGGCAAAGGCCTGGATGCCGGAATAGTCCAGCGGTTGCTGCATCAGCTGCGTGGCGCGGTCGTACATGCCCGCAGCGCGTCCGCGCAGCGTCTCAAGCGTGTTGGGCAGCATCGAGCCCTGGCCAGCCTGCACCGTGTTAGACAGCGTGCCGCCAGGCGCCTTGATTTGAGCGCGGGCGCGCTTGAGCAGGATGCCCTCGTCAGGGTCATCTGGCTCCGTCTGGTTATAGAGCCCGTAGTCCATCTCAGGCCTCGTCGCCGTAGGTCGGCAGACCGCCGTAGGGGTTCGTCGCCGGCGTGGTCATCCCGCCGCCCATGCCAGCACGACGGCGCTTGCGCAGATCCTCGAGCGCCTGGCGCTGGCGATCGTTGAACCCGGCCATGCCGGCGTCTACGCCCTTTTGCTGTTGGCCGGCCATGTAAGCCGTGCCCATCTGCGCGATCGCGTTGGCAAGACCAGGCGCGACGTAGTGCTTGCCGACCATCTGGCCTTGCATGGGCTCCATCGCACGGCCGCGCAGGGCATCAATCATTGCCTGCTTGCGCTTGAGCTCTTCCTGCTCAGGGCGCATGGCGCCCATCTGCAGCAAGTAATCGAACATGAGATCGTCATTCATTGAAGGCCTCCATAGTCAACCATGAGGAACCCGTTGGCGTGGCGCTTGACCAAGTCAGGCCGTACCTGCTGAATCTCTTGTGCAATCACACCGCGTTGCGGCATTCCAATCATTGTGTAGTCGTAGATGCCCACGCCGATCGCGTGCGTGCCGACGCGCCTAATGTTCGACTTCAAGCGCCGATCGCTAAACATGAACGCGGCCGAGCCGAGCTGCGCGCCGGCGCCTAGCAAGTTGCCAAACAAGGCGTTCTGCGCATTAGCTGCGCCCAGCTGTGCGTCGTAGCCCATCTGCGTCGCGCCCAGGATGTTGGGCGTCTCAGCACGACCCGAGGACACAAACGACGGCATCTGCGGCAGGTTCACCTGTTGACCGCTAAGCAGCGCGTTCATCTCGTTGAGCGACATGCCGCGGCGCTGCATTTGCTCCGCGATCGCCTGCTGCCGCAGCTGGTTCTGATAGTTGGCGTAGGTCTGATTCATTCCTTGCTGCTGCTGCATGGCCTGGTTTTGTGCGTTCATTCGCGCAAGGTCAAGCGCGGAGGCCTGGCCCAAGGCCTGGTTCTGGAACTGCGCAGCGCCCAGGTTCTGGTTGTAGCCGGTGTTTTGCGACTGCATCTGCATGTTGAACAGACGCTGCGCCTCGTTGCCCGACTGATCCAAGGCGTTGAAGCGCTCCATCGACTGACGCTGATTGAGCTCGTTCAGTGCACGGTTGTAGGCCTCGGACCCTTGCGTGAATCCCTGGTTGGCGAGCTTGGTTTCAAGCTGACGTTGTTGATAATCGTGCACCGGCTGCATCCGCTGCATCATCTGATCGGCGACTGTGTTGCGAAAGCTCGAGTCGATCTGCGGCACGCTGCCGAACTGAAAAGCCGTGTTTAGCCCTGGCGTGTAGTCAGTGGTGTTGGTTGTCAGACTTGTGGGCGCGTTCATTTGCGCCATTTTTGGCAAGCCTGCGTAATCAAACGGACTCTTGTACTCATTCTGCACTCGGTTCATAAACCCGCTGGCTAGCTGGCTGCGGCCTAGCTGCGTGTCCAGCTGATAGTCGAGCGCATCTGCTAGTCCCGGCGCCAGCGAGGTGTTCTGCGTCCACTGCGTGTACTTCTGGCCAGTCGCCGGATCAAGGACTGCCTGCGTGTCCCAAGACTGCGAACCGAACGGCGTGTTGACGACCGGCCGGTTGGCGTAGTTCTGCGCGTTGGTCGCCTTCTCAGACGCCTGCGCCTGCGCCGTCGCTGCGCCCAGGTAATCAGGTGCTGGAGGTGCTGATGCTTTGCCGCCCATGTTTCACTCCTTTGAGCCAACGGCACTCGTCGGCTGTCATCTCAAACATCGCGCAGTCGATCGTTTCTGCTATTTTACGAAAACCCAACCGCTCGTTCATCTTCAACGCGTCATCGAGATTCTTGGGTGTCAGTCCGTAGACCGCTTCGAGGCCACATTTCACAAACGGATACTCAAACGCTGCCTTCCACAGACTGCGCTTGACGCCGTGGTGGCCATCAAACGCGACGTGCATCCAGCACGCGCTTGACGTCCAGGCGTTGAAAGCTACCGCGCAGGCAATCGTCCCATCGTCACGCATCACCGCCATCGTGCGCAGGTCCGTGCTCCAGGGCAGATTGATGCGTTTGTTCAACCACTGCCAGATCACGGGGTACTGCTCAGGCTGATCGGTGACTAGCTGCATGATTAATTCAGGATGTAAGTCGCAAGTCGTCAAACGGTTTGCCGCCACCGCCTCCACCACTTCCACCACCTCCACCGGTGATGTCGCCAAAGATCGCGTTCATCAGCCAATCGGAGCCAACGTCGAGGTTTAGATCACCGCCGCCTCCAAGATCAAACTGAATAGATGAAGGATCGTCTAACGGGTCATACATCTCAAACATGCCACCCAAGTCGTTAGCCTGGCCAAGGTCAATACCGCTTCCAGAGTTAAAGTCATCGCTTAACAAATCGTTGCTGTCATCGGGAGCGCCAGCGTCGGCGTTCATCGACGCGTACTCATCCGAGCCGCGGAAGTAGTCCGCAATCTGGTCTGCGCTTAATCCAGTCTCATCCCAAAACTTCAATCCACCCTCATCGGGATCGCGACCAAATATTTCCCGGTACAACTGTGTTATTGCGTCGGCGTCAGCATCGTCGCCCAAAGGATCGTCATTTCCACCATCGTCGGTGCCACCGCTGTCATTTCCACCGCTGTCATTTCCACCGCTGTCATTTCCACCATCGTCGGTGCCACCGCTGTCATTTCCACCGCTGTCATTTCCACCATCGTCGGTGCCACCATCGTCGGTGCCACCGTCGCCCCAGAGGTCGTCGGTGTAGTCAGGCACATCTGCTTGATTGTTTAACGACGCATACTCATCTGAGGCGCGGAACCAATCTGCAATTTCTTCTGCGCTTAAGCCGGTCTGATCCCAAAATTCCAAACCACCTTCATCAGCCTCGCGGCCCAAGATGTCGCGATATAAAGCCGCGATGGCGTCAGCGTCAGCGTCCTCGGTATTAACGTCGTCATCGCCACCGTCAACGCTTGCCTGGTTGTTTCCAGTAAGTGAGTCGATTAGGTCGTTCAGACCATCAGTGTCTTTGCCGTCGTCACCGACAATGGTGTCATCACCGCTAATGGTGTCGTCACCGCCTGAACTAATCACAGTCCCATTACCGCCGTTGCCTGGACCAATGACGATCGGGCCATTTCCTCCTCCACCGCCTCCACCACCTCCAGTGGTGTCTTGGTTGTAAGGCGTCGGCGTGGTTGGGGTAACCTTTAGCTTTTCGGGTCGATTTGACAGACCCTTTGGCACCGGCTTGTTGAAGTTCAGCGTCAATGTCGAGTTCTTCGGGTTCTCAAGCAACTTGACGCCGGGGTTGTTAGTCAATGGGTCTTTGTCCGCGGCCCGCAGTGAAGCGATCAAGTTGCTTTGATAACCGCTGTCCTTAATGTACTCAGGGCTGTTCATGAACTGCTGCGCCATGTCGGGCAAGCCCAGACCCGACGTCTGCCAAAACATCTGACCAGACGAATCAGGCTGACGACCCAGGATGCCGCGATACAAATTTGCAACGCCAGCGCTGTACTCAGGCGACTGCACCATTTCTTGCTTAATTTGCGGCACGCCGGCGCCGCTGTTTTGCCAGTAATTCAAACCAGTGGAATCAGGTTGACGTCCAAACACGTCGGAATAAAGCCCTTGAACGCTGGTCTTGTATTCCGGCGACTTGACCATTTCAGACCGAATCTGTGACGTATCAAGGCCGCTTTGATTCCAGTAATCAAGACCTCCAGCATCAGGCTCGCGGCCCAAGACATTGCCGTAAAGATCGCCAATCGACTTGGTCCGATACTCAGGGGATCGCAAAAACTCAGCTTGAATTGCTTGCGAAGACAGCCCGGTGTCGTCCCAAAATTGCAAGCCGCCTTGGTCTGGCGCGCGCCCAAAAAGGGTTTGATACAGGTTTGTAATTTGATCCGCGTTTGCGTCGTCTGATGTTGCCATCACATCACCCCACCTAATTCAGTCATCATGTGCGCTGATGTAAAGACCGTTGCGGGCAACCCGCGAACCTTCATGCGCAGCGATCCGTAATAGCCCAAGCCCTCCGTTCCAGCCCAGGCTTGGTACGTGTTTTGACCGACCCACACCGACACGTTCCAGACTGCGGTATTCCAGACACCGTTTGCTTCGCTGAAAAAGTAAGGAGAGCCAGGAACCGATTGCGACTGAAACTGCGTGTTCACCGTCAGCTTCATGGCCGGAGGCGCTGTTGCAATAAAGATCGGACGCGCCATGCTGAACTTCTTTAGCTGCGCGGGCGTTCCAAAGTGCTGAAACGACGTCTGGATGTCGCCTTCGACGTAGTTACCGCCAGCGCCGACGCTGTCAACCCCATCAAGGTCACCGAAAAGCCCTTTGCATGTCAGACCATCTGACGTGCCAAAATACAGCTGCCCGCCAATCACCGAGGCCGATCGCATCGGGATGCCTACAAAGTCGCACCAAGCGCCCGTTGTCACGTTCATTGCGAATTGACGATACGTTCCCGCATCAGCCGGCAACTTAATGACGAGCACCTCACTGGAAGGCACAACGAACACGTCGAAGTAGCGCTGGTTGAGCAGCTTGCGCACCAGGGGCGCAAATACTGACTGGATCTTCGACGCGGGGCCAATTTGCTGATCCTGGGTGTATTGGCCGCTGATCAGCTTTGACATCGGCACCAGGCCGAGCTCGCTAACAATCATTACGTCACCACCAAACGGCGTGAAGTAACTACCATGACGCGGCACAGGGCCTACGTACCAGGCGCCCTTGAGCTGAAAAGTGGTCGAGCTGGTCGGGTCAGTTCCCTCCCAGACGCCGACGTCGCCTTCGGTGCCGATTGCGACTAAGAAGTCGTCTACCGAAAACCCGGCATCGATTGTCCAGTTGAACAGCGCCGAGACGTAGCCGCCGTTGCGCAGGATCGAGCCCATCGGAAACGATGTCACCGTGCCGGTGATTGCGTCCACGTTGCCCATGTAGTAGACGTTTGAGTCGTTCTGGAACGTAAAC